ACTGACCCTCCTAGAAAAGATTTTTTTAGTTGAAATAGACTCCCTAGATAATGATCAAAATTGCTATGCATCAAATGCATACTTTGCGGAATTCTTTGGCATTTCAAAAGGTCGATGTACTCAAATTATTAAGTCACTTGAGGCCAAAGGTTTTATACAGATTCAGTTAATCCGCGATAAAAACGTGATTACAAAGAGGGTCTTGAGGGTAGTTAGAAAATTAAACACCCCCATAGCAAAAACTAAACAGGGGTATTTAGAAAATGCTGAAGGTAATAATACAAGTATTAATAATACAGATATAGGGGACAAGCCCCCCAAACGATTCACAAAACCTTCTCTTGCTCAAGTCACTGAGTACAAAAATCAAAATCAATATATCTCCGATCCACAGGCTTTTCTTGATTACCACGAAAGCAGGGGATGGGTAGTTGGTCGATCACCGATGAAAGATTGGAAAGGCGCATTTAGGCGTTGGGAAACGAATGAAAAAAAATGGAGCAAAGAAAATGCAAATAAACAATCTTCTTCAGAGCGCAGAAGTGACTACGCCTCAAGCCTCTACGACTACAGGAAAGCTACAAACTTTCAGTGATGATGACAAGGATGCGATTGCCTATTTTTTTATGCGCCTTCAAAACACCTATGGGACGGCAAAGATGCAAAGCCAGTGGCCTGATTCAGAATCTTTGAGTCTAGCCAGAAGAGAATTTGGCAAACAGATTGCAAAGTTTAGTCGAGAAGAGATGGCAGAGGCATTTGATCTTGTACACAAGGAAAAAAGGGCAGGCAATGATCGTTTCAGTTGGCCTGACATCGACGCAATCATCGGCTTGTTGACTAACGAGGGAGTGTTTACAGGCTCGGCAGGGACGTTGGCGCATAAACCTTATGTAACAGAGCTAGAAAATTGTACGAGAGAGGACAGGAAAAGGTGGGCAAAAAAAGGCATTGCAGAATTGAGGGCTTTATTCGATGGCTAGTCCAAAATTGCCGAAAAAATTTAGATTCTTAGGTGATGATTCTCGATTCACGTGGGGTCGATTTTACACCAAGAACGAGATCATTGAGCGATGCGGTGGTAACGAGCATACGATTCGCAATCGACTAAAAAATCAGCGTGATTTCACGGAAGATTTATTTAAAAGAAAATCCAAAGCCCCAAATGGAACGCGATCAGCAAGTGCCTTTGAAACGTCCCTTGAAAAACTCTCTGGGGAATGGCTAAAGCGGAGGTTGATTTGACAGTTGATGACGCACTGGCAAGGGTCAAGTTGATCAACTCGATGGGTGACGATGCCTATATCTGCGAGAGAGGTGGTGCGCTTTGTGTCCTGTCTGAGTATACGGTTAGACATTGGGAAAACCGCAATGCCCAAGTGATCGAGATTTGTAAGGTGGCGCGATGAAAATACTGGTCAGACGCACTAACCAAAGTCTATTTCCGGTGGGCGATGATGCGCGAAAAGCGGTCAAAGAGTTGCCATCTGGTGCAATCGAGATTGATTTTAGTTCGCCTAAAAAGCGAACAAGTAAACAGAACAACTCTCTGCATGAGTTTTTTGAGCATATTGCAAATGCTTGCAATGACAGCGGCCATGAAATGCAAATAACTTCATCGATGCTGAGTAAGAGCATCACAGTTCAATGGACGAAAGAGTCAATCAAAGAACACATCTGGCGGCCAGTTCAGGTTGCTATGTACCCCGACACCTACAGCACAACCGAGTTAAAAACTACCGAATTAATGAAGGTGACGGAGCAGCTACAGCATTTTTTAGCAACACGGTTTGGACTCAACATTGATTTTCCATCGGTTGAAAGCAAGAGCAATAGCAGGTCAGTGGAGGCATTAAATGATTAACCTAAAAGTATTTTACCTCACGAAAATCTATTGGCCTTTGCTGATGGTCAAGTTGCGACTGCTTGGGCTATGTAAAAAGGCTTACAAGGTTTACAACACAAAGTTTAGGAAACATTGCCGATGTGCGTACACGATCAAGCCCAGTTTGGTTGAGGTGATTTGCGAGCATTGTGGTGGCATCCAAAAGCATTCGAGGTGGAAGTAATGGCAAAGAAAAAACCGCCAACGATTGCTCAAGAGGTTGAAAAGGCAGCGGTGCTTTTGCAGAAACTGGTGCGACTAAAAGCCGCAGATGAGAATGGAATGGTGAGTTGCGTGACCTGTGGCGTGACCAGAAAGTGGAACGATGAAATGCAGGGTGGTCATTTTTTTGAGCGTTCAAGAATAGCAACAAAGCTGACGGTTGAGAACGTCCATCCTCAATGCTCTGGATGTAACTGTTTCAAAATGAAAACAACAGGCGGGGTTCTTCAATACAGGAGATACATGGTTGAAATGTATGGCGAGAAGGGTGTTGACGAGTTAGAGGTGCTGTCAAGAAATATCAAGAAATACAACAGGCCAGAGGTTGCAGATATTAAAGCGGATTTTAAAAAGCAGATTAAATTTCACTCAGAAAGGATCGGGGCTTAAATTATGGAACATCTTAAAGAGTTTTGCACAGATCGACAGTTGGAAATTGTTGAGGCGGTGATTAAAAATAAAACCAAGCAGGGTGCGGCAGAGGCTCTTGGTCTTTCAAGAAGTACCGTCAGAAATGCAATCAAAGGCGTTGAGAAAAAAGCAGCGGCCAATGGGGTTGCTCCCCACCGGGATGTCAACCATCGCACGATGGAAGGGTTCAACGCTAAATTTGTTACTAGCCGTTATGACGGTGAGGGCAATTTGCAAGGCCAGTATGTTCGTCAGGAGCGAGAAAAAAGCCTTGATGTTGAGGTAATTTTAGAAGCCATTGAAGCGTTTGAATTTAAAGAAGCCCCATTATTTCCACAACCCGCGATTAGCGATAATGACTTATGCACGTTAATTACGTTGACCGATTTTCATCTTGGAATGTACTCATGGGCTGCGGAAAGTGGCGATGATTGGGATATAAAAATAGCCGAGAGGGTGGCCTATGACGCAGTTACTCAAATGGTCAATGACTCCCCCGCATCTGAAATTGGTATTTTAAATTTGCAGGGTGATTTTTTGCACTTTGATTCATTAAAACCTGTCACCCCTGCATCTGGTCATTTGCTTGACGCAGACTCAAGGTCATCAAAAATGATCGACTTAGCGTTACAAATCACGATGTCTTGCATTGAGATGATGTTAAAAAAGTTTAATGTAGTCAGGTTAATTGTCTGCGAGGGCAACCATGATGAGTTTAGTAGTGCATGGTTGCGAAAGTGCGCGATACAAATCTACAGGAACAACCCTCGACTTGAAGTTGATGACACAGAGTTTCCCTACTATGCCTTCTTGCACGGCAAAATCATGTTGGGGTTTCACCACGGCCATAAAAAGAAAAACCAACAACTGCCTTCACTATTTAGCTCAGAGCCTCGTTATCGTGCAATGTGGGGTGCTGCTAATTATTGTTACATTCATACAGGTCACTACCATCACCAGGAGGCGCATATTAGCGAGGGTTCTGGTGCGATTGTTGAGCGTCATCCTACTCTTGCATCGCGGGATGCGTATGCGGCACGAGGGGGATTTATTTCAAAAAGGGCGGCTCACGCAATTACATATCATGCTGAGTTTGGTGAGATCAAGCGCACCACGGTTATGCCGGGGGCAATCAAATGAAAACCGCCTCAACAATTTCCAACCGTCGAGACGCAAAAGGACGACAAGAGGGTGGCTCTCACTACAAGAGCATGGCAATTCAGCCCATTGATTACATTCACCGCAATGCATTGTGTTGGTATGGCGGGAACATTGTGAAATACGCATCTAGGTTTAAGAGCAAAAACGGCAAAGAGGATTTGTTAAAGGTTATTCACTACGCAGAAATGGCGATTGAGGAATACTATGATTGATTTTGAAGCTGATTTTAATTCGTGCATTGACAACGATTGGTTTGATTTGCAGAAAAAGTATTGGAACATCATGGCAACGGCCAAGGGTGATGTAAGGCACAACGCTTTGCTTTCGCTACGCGATGAGGTCACTGCCAGAGTGTTGGCACTGCCGCCCAGTGAAGAGGAAGTGATGGCGCACAACCCCACCATGTCTGATGACTAGACTGTTGCGATTTTTGGTGTCGCTCCCGATTGCCTTGATCGGCTTTTTTGTTGTTTTAATTGCAACATTATTTGTCTGGATCGGTTCTTATTTTGTTGATTTTGCAAATTGGTTAAATGAGCATGAGTGAATTAATGGCAATGTTATCCGCAGGTAGTCCCCCGCTTGCATCCATCAGAGGATCATCTGGCTCTAAAATCTCAGCCAGTGATGTGGCGGCTTGCCTCACTGCACTAGATCGGCACACATATCTGTTCGGTTTGGCTAAGTTTTCGCTCGATGACAGTTCAAGACAAGAATTAAACACCCTAGCTGTCTTAATGGCTCGCAAACACCACTTTAAACGCCTTCCAAGCGAATCTAAGCGCGTTCCCGATCTACTTGGACTCGTTGCATTAAGGTTGGCTATCGGGGCTAATAAATGCCCCAAATGCCACGGAGTGGGTCAAGTAAAATCAGACAGTGAATTGATACAATGCCCTGCCTGTGGTGGTGAGGGTGAAAAGAAACTCAGCATCCGAAAGCTAGAGAAAATATTAGGTGTTAGCAACTGGCGATCACGCAAAGTATGGCAACCCCGACTCACTATTTTACTGTCGGAGTATGCCGTGATGGATTCAGATATTAGCCAAGCCATTCATCTTGGTTTGAAAGATTAATTACCCGATAAACTCCCGATAAAAGTTCCCGATAAGCATATGGCGCAAGCCAAGGCAGTCTCTAGCTTTGAGAGAATTTTAGCTACGTGTCTAAATAACTACGGTATACGTACCAACATGACCTGTGACACGGTTGCGGACAAAAGGTTGCACTTTGTGTCCTTGACATATTGTCAATATTAGTAAATGCCCCAAATACCATAAACAAAGTATGCAACGTGAGTATGTTGCATGGTTTTACTGATAAAACATCGCACCTTTTATTAGTAAGCACAAACTAGGGTGGCAAGGTGAATATGTTGCCGGGGTGTTTGCGGACAAAAGGTTGCACTTTGTGTCCTTGACACCGTACCAACAATACTAGTGACACACTTTTACTGTATAAATATACACTGTATGTATTGACAGTACTCACAAAGTATGATTCAATTATCTACAGTGGCCGTACCCCTAGCTTTTTCGGCTGACTCCCCCTCTTTTACCGCCTTGATTGGCGGTTTTTTCGTTTTTAGGCGGCTCTTTTGAGCGACCTGTGCTGACGGTTTGAAGCGACCAACTCCCTTATAGTCGTGCGTCAGCCAAACTATTCGTGAGGCTGATATGCAAACGTCGGAAAAAGGCAAAGAATTTATTAAGCATTTTGAAGGTTGCAAGCTAGAGGCGTATCAATGCTCTGGCGATGTTTGGACGATTGGCTGTGGTCACACTCGTGGGGTCGAGGAAGGTGACAAAATTAGCAAGAAACAGGCTGATGCTCTTTTATCTGCGGACATAGAGATGGTGGAGACTCATGTTCAACGGCTAATCACGGTTGATCTGAATCAATCTCAGTGGGATGCCATTGTCTCTTGGTGTTTCAATCTAGGTTGCGGAAATTTAAGGGCAAGTACGATGCTCCAAGTGATCAACTCAGGTGATTTGGATAAGGTATCAGAGCAAATTATACGGTGGGACAAGGTTGGCAAAAAGGCAGTTGCCGGGCTGACCAGGAGAAGAAAGGCTGAGGCCGATCTATTTGACAATGGGGTGTATGAGAAGGCCACAAAACCAAAGGCCAAATCAAATGGATAATCACGGAAAAGATATTATGGATGTTGCTGCTGCCTCTACTGGCGTTTTATCTCTTGCCGCTTGGCTACCACCAACGGCATCTCTATTCACCATTATATGGCTTGGGCTAAGAATCTATGAATCCAAGACCGTTCAAGATTTTATTAATAAGAAATAATATATCAAAATATTTTAATATAAGGAATTCTTTATGTTGAGCGTTAAGTATATTCGTAAGGATGACTTAATTCCCTACATCAACAACTCACGGACGCACGACAGCAATCAGGTTAAGCAAATCGCATCGTCAATCAAGGAGTTTGGTTTTACAAACCCGATTCTAGTTGATGAGGATAGTGGGATAATAGCGGGGCATGGTCGCTTGTTGGCGGCTGATCTTTTAGGGATAGATGAAGTGCCAACTATAACGCTTGTCGGGCTTACAGAGGCACAGCGTAAGGCGTATGTTATTGCTGATAACCAACTGGCTTTGAATGCAGGGTGGGATTTAGATTCACTTAAGGTTGAGATTGATCGTTTAACTGAGTTGGACTTTGATGTTGATTTGCTTGGTTTTGAAGATGACTTTTTAGCATCTCTCCTCGATGAGCCTGCCGAGGGCTTAACCGATGAGGACGCTGTTCCTGATGCTCCTGAGAACCCTGTAACGGTTGAGGGTGATGTCTGGATATTAGGCAATCACAGATTAATGTGTGGGGACTCAACGAGTATCGACGCGGTAGATAAGCTGATGGATGGGCATAAGGCTGACATGGTGTTTACTGACCCTCCTTATGGAATGTCATACGGAGGTGGTAGGGCAGGAAAGATTGGCTCAACAGACGGGACAGTAAAAAAACATGGCGTTATTTTAGGCGATACATTAAAAGGCAATGATCTAATCGGAATGATCTGTGATGCCGTTGGTTCAGCTGTAACGGTTTCAAAAAGTGGAAGCTCAAAATACATCTGTTTTCCTTGGAGAACTTATTCAGAGTTTCAAGAAGCCTTAGCCCAAATCGATGTAATTCCATCTGCTTGTATTGTATGGGACAAAAAATCAATCGGTCTTGGTAACGCAAATTATAGGCCGCAGCATGAGTTTATATTTTATGTGAAAGGGGATGATTGGCATGGGGATAAAGCTCAATCAGACGTGTGGTATATGTCAAGAGGCGCGACTGGCAAATACGTGCATCCAACACAAAAACCTGTTGAGTTAATTGAAAAAGCCATTAATAACTCATCTAAAGGTCAAGATGTAGTAATTGATGTATTTGGTGGATCAGGGTCAACACTAATTGCTTGCGAAAAAACAAACCGCTATTGCCGGATGATGGAGTTAGACCCTAAGTATTGCGATGTGATTATTAAGCGATGGGAGGAGTTTACAGGCAAAGAGGCTGTGCTTGAATCTAGTGGCAAAACCCACAGTGAAGCCGCATGAAAAAGGGCAAGCAAGGTGAAGGTGGTGGAAAGCCCAAAATAGTATTTACAGAAGATCAGATTGAACAAATAGAAAAACTCGCCTCCCTTTTAACTAAAACACAACTGTCCGATTATTTAGGTGTTAGCCACGTTACATTTAACGCAATAGAAAAGCGTCAGAAGGAAGTATCTTTAGCTTATAAAAAGGGAAAGGCTAAAGCTATTGTTAATGTGGGGTCTAATCTTATCAAGCAAGCGCAACAGGGCAACATGACTGCTGCAATCTTTTATTTGAAAACCCAAGCAGGGTGGAAAGAAGATCAGCCAGAGGCGCAAGAGATACCTCCAATTAATATTATTGTGGATGGCAATGCGACTCACGCGCCCACAGAGTGAGATATTTTGTAATCCTTCTCGTTTTCGCAACTGCGTGGCAGGGCGTAGATTTGGCAAGACACATTTATCCGTCACAGAATTACTTAAAGCGGCAACCTCTGGAAAGAATAAGAACTGTTGGTATGTAGCCCCCACTTATGGCGCGGCTAAAGAGATCGCTTGGGATATGCTTATTCATACCATCCCTGATGAGTACATTGTTAAATCAAATGAAAGCTCATTAACCTTAAGATTGATCAACGGCTCTGTGATTAGCTTAAAAGGTGCTGAGAAACCTAACAACCTTAGAGGCCGAGCATTAGACTTTGTTGTCCTCGATGAGTTCGCTGATATGCGGCCAGAGGCATGGTTTGAGGTTATACGGCCATCTTTATCAGATAGGCAGGGTTCAGCCCTTTTTATTGGTACGCCTAAAGGCCGCAACCACTTCTATGATTTATGGGCTAAAGGGATTGATGGTGCTGATGAGTGGGCAAGTTTTCAATATACGACCTTAGATGGCGGCAACGTCTCAGAGAGCGAGATTGACCAGGCACGATCTGATCTGGATGAGCGCACGTTTAACCAAGAATATTGCGCTGAGTTTGTTACTTACGCAGGGCTAATCTACTACAACTTTGAACGCGCCTCCTCAGTCGTCAAGTTTGAGGACGATGGGGGTGTTCTGCACATAGGGATGGACTTTAACACCGATCCTATGAGTGCAGTGGTTGCCATTCGCAAAGGCAATAATCTTATCTGCATTGATGAGATCGTGATTTATGGTTCTAACACCGATGAGATGGCGAAAGAGATACATCAGCGTTATCCCAATCGACAGGTCATTATTTATCCAGACCCGGCAGCAAGGCAAAGAAAGACATCAGCAGGGGGTCGAACAGACCTATCTATATTACAGAATTCAGGCTTTATCACTAAGGCCAAGAAAGCCCATCCACTTGTTCGTGATCGCATCAACGCGGTGAACTCACGGCTCAAGTCAGGGGATGGGGAACGCCACCTGTTTTTCACTGAAAAATGCAAGCAAGCGATCAAGTCGCTAGAGCGTCAGACTTACAAAGAAGGGACTTCTCAGCCGAACAAAGATGATGGCTATGACCATATGAACGATGCGTTGGGTTATATGACCGAATACCTATTTCCAGTTAAAACAGACTATCAAATCGAACAGCCTACGCGGTGGACTTAATGGCAGATATTGAATACACAACACCAGAATATGACAACCACAAAGATAGTTGGGAATTTTACCTGCGCTCATACATGGGCGGGCAAGACTATCGTGATGGCTCATACCTTACTAAATACGTCAATGAAGATGCTGACTCCTATGGTCGCAGAATCGACCTGACCGCAATGGA